GTATTTGGATTAATCAACAAGACAATATCGCAAGTATCACCCCAACTGACCCTTCCGCTTCAACATGGGAGATTTCAGCAATTACATTAGCAGCTGCGGCTCCTAACTTTACAGAATTCCAAATCAAAAGAAACACAGGTAGTTTCACTGAAGAGGCTGCAATTGATTTGATTAACGGTTCTTCTTATGTAACTCAAACAATTACTTTGATGTTTCACCGAAGAGACAAAGATAAGTCAAACGCAATTAAAATTTTAGGTTCAGGTCAACAATATTTGACTGCTATTGTTTTAGATGCAAATGGTTTGTATTGGTACTTCCCATACCTACAAGTTACAGGTGTTGGTGAAGGTTCTGGTACTGCTAGAGCTGACGGTTCTAAGTACTCAGTTACTTTACTATCTGAAAACGAGTATTTAGCTTATGCAATTGACCCTGCTGCAGTTACTGCGGTTATCTAATTACTGAATTACTCTATTAAATTACCCTGCCAATTTAGGCGGGGTTTTTTATTTGTAAACAAATTGAACTTTTATAACAATATAGTTATGATTTATTTAGAACAAGGCGAAATAAACAAGGTAATTTTAACACTTAGCGAAGTATCTACTTTAGTTAATCCTTACTATTTGTTTGTCTTTACTAATGAGATGGACACCACAAGCACACCTATTTTATTTACTACACTAGACACCAGTGCATATACTGAACGGTACAATTTATTTTTAATAGATGAACCTACAGATGTTATTTTAACTAAGGGACAGTATGTTTATGAAGTCTATGAAAGTACAATTATACCTGTTACAATAGAGGACACTACAGGCATAGTAATAGAAGAAGGTAGAATGGTGGTTAGTGGTCCTGTAATTAATACAATATACTCTTAATATGGCGTGGTACGATATTTTTAAAGCAAACAAAGCAGAAGTAATAGAAGGTTATCAATCTTTTAGTACACCCTTCCAAAAAGTAGGCGGTGCTAACCTATCTTTACCTTATGTAAATGGTAGATTTTCTACAGCTAACTACATACCCTTTGGTGAGGGCAACTTATACCCTGAGCTGCTTAATCAAATGTACTATTCTAGTCCTTTACATGGTGCAATTTGTGACTACAAAACTAATGCTGTAATTGGTGGTGGCTTTGAACTTGTAACTGACAACTTAACACCTCAGCAGAAACTAGACCTTTACACTTTTGAGCGTAAAACAAAACTAGATAAAATGGTGAAGGCTACCACAAGGCAGTTAGTGATCCATAACAGAGTATATTTTAAACTATGCTTTAACGAAAAGCGTGAGCTAGTTAAGATTGAAAATTTAAGTCCTGAAAAGATACGAGTAGGTAGAGATAAAAAGACATATTTTATTTGTGATGATTGGGCCTCTAGAATAGATGTAAGACAAATCAAAAGATACCACATAACTTGCCAGGACTCTGAACAATTATACTGCTATGAAATTGAAAGCATTGGACAAGACTACTATTCATTACCTCAATATTCAAGTGCTTTAAACTTTGCTTTTTTAAGCGGTGAATTAAGTTACTTTGCAAAATCTAATATTCAAAATAGTGTATTTCCATCTTTTGCTATGATGTTTCCTAAACGACCACAAAGCGAAGAGGAAAAAGATGTACTAAGAAGAACTATAGACAAGCTTAAAGGTGCGGCTAATGCGGGTAAAGCTGTAGCGTTCTTTGCTAACTCAGCAGAGCAACTACCTAAAATTGAAAGCTTACCTACAAATGGAAACGACAAGCTTTTTGCTGAAGCTTCACAATTAAACACAGAACAAATTTGCTTTAGTCACACGATTGACCCGATATTAATGGGTGTGAGAACTACAGGTAGTTTAGGAAGTGGTAGCGACATTAAACAAGCTTATGTAATCTTTGAAAAGAATGTAGTAATGCCTTTAAGAGGTATGGTAACTGACATCTTTAACGAACTTTTACATATATCTAAGCTTTCTGCTGAATTCAGTATCAATAATTTTCAAATTATCAATGAAACGATTGTACAATTAGAAGGTGATACCTCTAAAACAAACGACGCTTTAAACTCTTTGAGTCCTTTGGTAGCAACTAAAGTGCTTGAAAATATGACTGTAAACGAAGTGAGAGCTTTAGCTTCTTTACCTCCTATTGAAGGTGGTGATTTAACCCAAAGTGCTGCGGCTGCTGTTGCTGTTGCTACTCCAATACCTGTAATATAATGCTATACTTTATAACTGAAACCTACTTAAAAACGAATACACCTATAACAGCTAATGTAGATGTAACAGATGTAACGCCTTACATAGCTACACAGGCTCAACTAAGAGTACAGCCTATCTTAGGTACTACTTTCTACAATGGATTGCTTACAGCTTATAATGCTCAGACCTTAAGCCCTAATGAAACTATTTTAGTAGGGTTTATACAGCCTGTAATAGCTTGGCGTTCTGCAGAAGATGCAGTATTCGGTTTAACTTACCAATTAAAGAACAAAGGATTGCAAACTCAAAGCGGTGATTACAGCGGGTCAGTAGGTAGGAATGAGGTAGCGTTCGGGATGGAACACTATGCACAAAAAGCAGCTTTCTTTGAACAAAGATTAATAAACTATTTACTAGCTAATAAAGATTTATTCCCTGGCTTTACAGATGAGGCGAATAGAGATACTGATTTACGCCCTATGATAGATAGATGTAACTGCAATGGTACCTGTATTGGTAACTGTGGCGGGTTCCAAAGAGATAACGGTTATAACAATAATATACTTATACTATGAGCGTAAACTTAATTAAAGATTGGCAAGATAAAACAATAGGTGATATAGAAACCAATAACAGCTTATTTGAAATAGCTGAATTTTACGGTGTAGATGCAAAAATTAGTTTTGATTTATTAGGTGATATTGCTGTAGCTTTAGGTTATAGATATGATTATCCTGAAAATTTTGGTATGCCTTATATTCAATTTATTAGTATAACAATAGCAGCTAAAGACCCTGAAGGCGGCTCATGGCTTCAAGCAATAGTTAATAATATATAATGCGACTACAACTGTTCATTTTACTAGCGTCAATTCGCACAAGCTTACCTAAACTCATTGCTGTTTTGTGGACATTTTTTTTACCTGTTACCAACTTACTTTTTTTAGTAGGTTTTTGTATCTGCTTGGATACAGTTTTCGGATTGTGGAAGGCTAAGAAATTAAAAGAGAAAATATCTAGCAGAAGATTATCTAGTATAATATCAAAAATGATGCTTTATCAAATCACCGTTATACTATTTTTTCTTATAGATAAATTTATTTTAAATGCTATAATGCTAACCTTCTTTTCAGTTCCGTTAATGCTTACTAAAGTGATTGCTTTAATATTAATTAGCATAGAAATATTTAGCATAGATGAGAATTATCGTGCTGTTCATAAGTACGGCTTATGGCACGCATTTAAAAGGGCAGTAGGTAGAGCAAAAGAAATTAAAACCGATATAGATGGACTCAAAGATTAATGCATTTGTACACTTTATTCGTAAATGGGAAGGTGGACTAAGTAGGCACACCGCAGACAGTGCGAGCTCTTACCCTTGTCCTACAAGTTTCAACGGCAAAAGCGGTTACCATACTAACGCAGGAATTACCTACGCTGCATGGGTTCACTCCTTTGGTAAAGCTAATGATAGTAGGTTCTTATCTATGAATAGCGAAGATTGGTTTAAGGTCTTTAAGGGTTCTTATTGGGATGGTGTTAAAGCTGACAAAATCAACGATATTACTGTAGCTATATTCTTAACTGAAATAGCGTGGGGTTCAGGTACAAGTCAAGCAATTAAGACTGTACAAAAGTGTGTTAACCAGTGCGGCTTAAAGGTAACAATTGACGGCTCAATAGGACCGCAAACAATTACCGCCATAAACTCACTAAACGGTAAAGAATTGCTATTTGTAATGTTTGTAGAGCGTGAAAGATTTTTCAGAGCAATAGCTAAAGGTAAAAATTCAGTATTTCTTAAAGGGTGGTTGAATAGATTAAATGATTTTAAAGCGTGTTTTTATGCGATTTAAGACACTTATAATAGTTTTAAGTACAATCACATTACTTTTTGCTTGCAGTCAATCTAAGCGTGCTGTATGGCATTATAATAAAGCTGTTAAAAATGGCTTATCTGTAGACACCGATACTATAAGAGTAGCAACTATTGACAGCGTAGCAGTAGCGTATAATGATACTATCATATTTGAAAAGATTTTAAGGTACAAAGATACTGTAATAAGAATTTTAGAGCTACCTAAGACCAGGTGGCAAACACGAATAGAATACAGGTACAAAACACAACTAGTTAAACAGGATGTATTGAAGTACAAGTATATCTACAAAGATAAGAAACAAGAAAAGACAAAAACAAATTGGCGTTTGTTCTTTTGGGGGTTGTTAGTGGGGTTCATTTTAAACTTTGCTTTACGAATTTTAGACAAATTATACAACCCATTCAATAAATAGTTTACATTTACACTAAAAAAATTAAGTGTATGAAAAGAAACCGTTTATTTTTCGACATAGAAACTAGCTTTAATGTAGGTATATTTTGGCGGTCAGGTTACAATCTTACTATTAACCCTGGCGACATTATACATGAGCGGGCAATTATTTGCATTTGCTATAAATGGGAAGGTGAAGAGGAAGTACACTCATTAGAGTGGGATAAAAACCAAAGCGACAAGGCAATGCTTAAGAAGTTTTTAAAGGTAATTGCACAAGCTGAAGAAATTGTAGCCCATAACGGTGATCGTTTTGATATGAAGTGGCTAAGAACTAGATGTATATTTCACGATCTAAAAATGCCACCTGTATACAATACTATTGACACCCTCAAAGAAGCAAAAAGATACTTTAACTTTAATTCAAATAAGCTAGATTACATAGCTAAATTTTTGGGAGTAGGTGCGAAGCTTCAGACAGGTGGTATGGATTTATGGAAGGATATTGTGTTTAAGAAATCACCTGAAGCAATGGATAAGATGGTAGAATATTGTAAGATGGATGTAACCGTATTACAGGCAGTATTTGATAAGCTTAATGAGTACACACAAACTAAAGTAAACTACGCAGTATTAAGAGGTGGTGACAAGTACGACTGCCCGCAGTGTGGTACAACTAACATAAGATATAATAAGAAGGTAACGACTGCAGCAGGGACCATACACCATTGGTTAATATGCAACCCTTGTAAAAAATACTATAAGGTCAATAATAAAACATATATTGATTGGTTAAAGTATAGCATTAAAAAGAAAAATATTTCTTAACTTTACGGCACTCTCATAGCGTGAGTTAATTTACCCTCGTTAGTCTTCGGATTAGCGGGGGTTTTTTGTGCAGAAAACTTGACATTCTAGTCACAAATCTTGATAGTATTTTCCACTATAACCAAAATTATATTTTAATGTTGTGCCTAAATTATATTTTAACGCTACTTCTAGGTAGCAAAAAGCCTATAATTTGTAAAGTATATAACACATTATCTATAAACTTTAAAGTAATTGCCTTATAAACTATGCAAAAGTTAAGGGTATAACCTTAAAAAAGTAAGCGCAATTAAATAAAAATATGGGCATAACCCTAATTCCTGTACAAAATTAAGTGCAATTCACCCTAATTATGTAATTTTTATTTTTTGAAACCTATGCTGGGCGTAGAACAAATGTTAAAAAATGTTAAAATATTAAATAAGTTATTGACATATGTAAATAAGTACTACCTTTGAATATCTCAAAACGGGAAAACAATTTAACTTTTTAATTTAAACGCTATGAAAAAACTAATCGACTACTTTACACCAACAAACGAAGATGATGCTTACTTAGGTAAGGGAATGTTAATAATGATAGGGGCAATTTTAATAATAATTTACTTAGCTAATAT